GCTACGAATAACAATCAGGCAGATAAGAAGGTTCTCATCAACGGCGAGGAGGCTGCGCCCATCAATAAGCGTAAGCTGCCTCCCACCGTTGACTGGCAGGCCAAGGTGAAAGAGAAGCAAGCGGAGACGAAGAAGTGACCCCCGCCCAGGTCACTGCCTTCCTCATTGTCGTCGTGAGCATTTTTATTCTCATCGACGTGAAGCTCAACTTCGACAAGACTCCAGGCAACACCTACTCTGAAGTCATTCGCAACACAGGCAACCGCCATCCGTGGTTCCGTGCGCTTTTTATGATTGGTTGGGGCTTCGTCGCGGGACACTGGTGGTGGTAACAGAGAGCAATGGCCAAGATCACCCGCATACGGCAGGCCAAGCAAGCGCGAAACAGCGAAGCCTACGACGATCAGAAACCGAACGGTCCGGTCATGGAGACCGATCCGACTGAACTGGAGACGGACCTCAACAACATCCGCTCCCAGGTCAATCGGATCATGGATGCGAGCCTTACCGGCAACTGGTTCGATAATCCGGTCGCCGACCTTGGGGAGATTCTTGCGCTCGCGAGCAGGCGATACAAGCAGGCACTCATTGGCCCAAAGAACGGAGCCAATGCAGTCTTCACAACCGCGCAGAAGTTCCGACATGATGGCCAACGGGACGAAGCGGTGTACCTTAATGGCGTCTGCCTGACAGAGGGTGCTGGTTGTGACTACATCGCCTCAGAGACGGTCCCCACTACGGGCTACGACACGATCACGTTTGCATTCCCAATCGTCGGTAGTGACAATATAGGAATCGACTTCACACCAAAATAGAATGGCAATTAGGAACAAAAAGGAAGTCCCAGTTGGGGCTCTGGATGGCGTCAACGTCCTGTTCCAGACCAGTGCGACTTACGAGCCCTTGACGGTTTTCATTTACCGCAACGGGCAGCTCCAACCGAAGGAGTTCGTCATCGAACTTGGCGGCACGCAATTTGAGGTCTGTGATCCCTTCGAGGGTTTTGAAGACATCTACGTCAAGTACATCTCGAGGTGCTAAATGTCTGATCCAGTCGAAGTGGTTGACGACCTCACCGCAACAGTCACCACAGGCAAGCTCCAGTTTACAGTACGCAACCCACCCTACTTGCCTGGCAGTGTTTCGGTATTCCGAAATGGCATGCTGCAAGACGCCTCTTGGTGGACAGAGGACGACCCCACGCTGGGCACGGTCACACTCTTTGAGCCCATCCTCTTGCGAGAAGAGGAGGACCACGCGATCCATATCGCATACGAGACCTACCAGCAGGTCTATGTCGATCCCTACGCACCAGTCCATATCAGCAAGCTCAAGCTGGGCGACGTGCTCCGCATCGCGATGCGCGCGGGCAGGCACCTTGAGCCTGTCGTCAACAAGAAGAAGCAGAATCAGCTCTTGGTGATGAAGACGAAACGAGAGGGCTGTCGAAAAGTCTCAGGACGTGCCGCCAAGGGTTTCTCGAGAACGGTGTTCTTTGGGTACCTCACGCTCAATGACAGTGTGAACGGAGAAATGCACCTCCAGGTCGAAGGCAGAGATCGCATCCGAAGGGATCACCTTTTGGCGACAGTCCGCTACAGTGACATCTTGTCGATCCGCAAATACGTCACTCCATCAGTACCACACAACACCTCCAAGGTTGGTGGCGGTCCCAGGGCGGAACGGCATCCGGGAGTGGAAGCCAAAGGCGTGAGAGATGCTCCAGGCTTCATGAAGCTCGTGAGGGTCTTTTACTGATGGACATGGCAGACACAGGCCCAAGTCTCGTCCTGACAGCTCACGAGCCCGTCTGGGTGCGTCTGCATGGTGCTCGCGGGCCGCTCATCGCCACGCTGAAGGCAGGCATCAGGCCCTACAACAGGCGCAGGTTCAACGAAGAGGTTGGACTCTGGGAATTCCACTGGGATTGGCTCCCACAGGTTGTGGCGTGGGCTCGTCGGGACTACGGACACGTGGATTGGGCAGATCTGCCAACGACGTGGCAGCTCAGAGCCGCAGGGGCACAGGTACCCAACACTGGAAGTCTGTTCGTAGCGGAAAAGTCCACCACAGGCACACCCTACGAAATTCTCTGTGTGACCGAGGAGGCCCCGATGGAGGTGGTTTCAGCAGCGTACAAGGCACTTGCTAGGATTCACCATCCAGATGTTGGTGGCGAGGCACAGAAGTTCCTCAAGCTCGCCGACGCATACAATCAGATTCGCAAAGAGCGATCCCTCGTCAATCCACAGCCTGTGGATAAACATGAGGATAAGACTTAGAAGGTGTGAATAAGCTGTGCAGTTTGGCTCCCAACTTCTTGCGCACAAAGGCAGAGTACGAATGTCCACCTAGTTTTCTTGACTCCGTGTGTGTGTCCGAGTAGTTTGGTTACCTCGTCACCGTTTGGTGTTTTCACCATAGTAATCAAGTATTTAGGGAGGCTGACCTTGATGGCAGCGTGCGTTGAAACCTTTGGAAGTCTGTTGGAGTCGCTACTTGGCGAGTTTTCCAAACGAAGGTGGAGCGGGCCATTTACCCAGCACGACGTTCAAGCACTGCTCGGAGTCAGTCACAATTGTCAGGGAGTGATCTCCCAAGGCATCACTGCTGGTCTTTTCAGACAAGCTCATGCAGGCTACCAACTTACTGCCACTGGCAGTGCGGAATTGAAGACGCTGAGGGCTGGTTGGGTCAAAGGTGACGAGAACCCTAAACACCTGGCCAGTCCTCGGCGTAGTCTTTCTGTTCTCACCCGAGCCATGGCTCCCGTCGATCCCGTTGAGGAATCCGGTGCAGACCATGATCTTTCTACGAATCTAGAAAGTTCAGATGCCACTCGAAGCACTGATTCTAGCTTTTCAGAAAGAACACTTCATGACGAACTTTCTAAGAACCTAGAAAGATCAAATCGAGGAGGCTCAGACCAACTTTCTAAGAATCTAGAAAGTTCCCAATTAACCGAAAATACGATTCTTTTTGAGTGTCCGATGGATGATTCTCAATTTCTAGAATCAGCATCTTCTTTCTCCCTTTTCGGTGCTGATTCTAGTTTTTCAGAAAGTCCGCGCGCGGTTTGTATTAAGAATCCCGAAGGGATTCGCAAATACCCTAATAGATCTAATATTGATTATTCTGATCATTCAATTGATCTGGATCATTTGGGTACAGATCGAAACATTCCCCGCGCGCGCCCGCGAAGCAAACTCGATACCACAATGGCTAAGGAGTCTCGTCGGGAAGACCGACTCGGAGATCTTCGAGAGAACGCACGCAAACTTGTCGGCAAGCGGTCACTCCACACACAGAGTCCGAACAATGCTCGCATGGTCGGCTTCGCTAGAGCGCTCGAGCGTGCTGTGTATCGGTACTATGGCATCTCAGCTGAGCGCAATCTCAAGAATAGTGGCTTCGTAAAGCCCGACCATTTCAAGCCCGAGCACAAGATGTACAAGCTCTACGTGAAGGCTGCACAGCTCGCTGAGGCTGCTGGTGCCGAGTACGTTGAGTTCATCAAGGCACAATTCTACTGGCTCGAGATCAAGAAATCCCGTGCTCCCAAGCTTTGGGAAATTGCAAGCCAGTACTCCACTGAGCGTTGGGAATCGTACCGGAAATGCGTTGCGTCTGGGCGCACCAGTATAGCGACTAACGTTGTCACTCGGGTCGTGCAGGCACCCGTCGCTGATCGCCATAGATTCGAGCGCTGTGATGGCATACTGAAGGCGCTCATGAGAAACTACGAAGTCACTGAAGTTGATGTCATTCGGGTGTTCGCGTTGCGAAATGATGACATCAGCTTTGACCAGGATTGGCTTGAGGCTCGTCCGGTCTATCAACAACTAAAAGCAGAGGGAGCGTTTGAAGAATGATTGAATCATGGCGTCGAGGGAATTTGGACGATGGTAACGGCAGTGAAGTACGCGATGCAGCGGGGAAGGTTGGTCGGGAACCAACACCAGCAGAGTCGCACGCTCATGTCATAGATTTTTTCACACAAGGTCATGACGATCCTTTCGACTCCGTGGAATGGGAAAACCGCGATGCTTCGATTGTGAATCCAACGACAGGTGAGAAGGTTTTCGAGGCGGACGATTTGGAGTTCCCGAAAACTTGGTCACAGAACTGTGTGTCACTCGTCGCCGAGAAATACTTCAGGCACGTCGAGCAGGACGACGGAACTCTTCTTAGGGAGACCTCCGTGCGGGAGATGATTTCTCGCGTTGCCAACACGATTGCCAACTGGGGAATCAAGCAGGACTACTTCCCGCACCACCCAGTCTCCAACGGCTCGACGCAGTGGAACGAGTCCGACCCCGCGAAGACCTTCCGCAATGAGCTTTGCTACATCCTCGTCAATCAGATGGCCGCGTTCAACTCGCCAGTCTGGTTCAACGTAGGCACCAAGCAAGGGCGCATGCGTGAGGAGCAATGCTCAGCATGCTTCATCAACTCGCTGGACGACACGATGGAGAGCATCCTCGGTCTCAGCATCACAGAAGGCAAACTTTACAAGGGCGGTAGCGGTTCCGGTGTGAACTACTCTGCCCTTCGGTCGTCTAGGGAGGGGCTTTCCAACGGTGGCTTTGCATCGGGACCAGTTCCCTTCATTGCCAAGGATGACTTCAACGCAGGTGCCATCAAGAGCGGAGGCGGTACACGTCGCGCAGCAAAGATGGCCATCCTCAACGCAGACCATGGAGACATCTTCGAGTTCGTAGGATGCAAGCAGCACAGCGAGAAGGCAGCACAAGCGCTGGTGGACGCAGGCTTCAGTGGTGACTTCCGCGAGCGCTGGGGAGCCTACTCGATGGTTCCTTTCCAGAACGCCAACCATTCCGTTCGGTGCACCGACAAGTTCATGGCTGCTGTGGAAAGCGATGGCACTTGGGACCTCATGGCTCGCGACGGCAAGACAGTGCTCGAGACCATCCAAGCTCGTGCGTTGTGGAGCGACATTTGCGAGTCTGCGCATTTCTGTGGTGATCCTGGTCTGCAATTCGATACGACCATCAACGACATGCACACCGCTCCTGCGAACGGTCGCATCAATGGAAGCAATCCGTGCAGCGAGTACATGTTCCTCGATGACACAGCTTGCAACCTCGCCAGCATCAACCTCATCAAGTTCCTGAAGCCAGACGGCAGCTTCGACATCAACGCATACACGCACACGATTGACGTGCTCATCACCGCGATGGACATCATCGTCGATGCAGCGAGCTACCCAACGAAGCAGATTGAGGAGAACAGCTCGAAGTACCGAACACTTGGTCTCGGCTACACCAACCTCGGTGGATTCCTCATGACTCAAGGCATTCCCTACGACAGTGATGAGGGACGTACACAAGCAGCTCTCTTGGCCTCTGTGCTTACTGGACGCGCCTACGCACGCAGTGCAGAGCTTGCTGATGTCAAAGGACCCTTTGACGGCTACCGTGCCAACGCGGGTGCCATGCTTGGTGTCGTGTCTCGTCACCGCAGTGCAGTGGACCGATCCCAGTACCAGAAGCCTACGAAGCTTGGTGACATGCTCAAGTGGTCCAAGCAGAACTGGGATCGCGCGCTGCACCTTGGTGAGTGTTCAGGCTATCGCAACGCACAGGCAAGCGTGCTCGCGCCCACAGGCACCATTAGCTTCATGATGGACTGTGAGACCACAGGCATCGAGCCAGAGCTTTCCTTGGCCAAGCGGAAGAAGCTTGTGGGTGGTGGCACCATCACCATCCTCAATACCTGTGTCGCGGCTGCGATGCGATCCCTTGGATACCCAGAGGACGAGATCGAGGAAGTGGCCAAGTACGTCATCGAGAACGGCTCCGTGGCACAAGCTCCCTACCTGAAGTCTCAGCATCAGGAAATCTTCACAACAAGCTTTGCCGATCCCGTTAGTGGGAAGTCGATGAGGCCCGAAGCGCATATCCAGATGATGGGTGCAGTGCAGCCATTCGTTTCTGGTGCCATCAGCAAGACCTGCAACATTCCCAACGACGCGACCAAGGAGGACATCTCAGAACTCTACCGACTCGCGTGGAAGTCTGGTCTCAAGGCAGTCGCACTCTATCGGGACGGCAGCAAGCGCACGCAGCCTATAGAGTCTCGTGACAAGAAAGAGGTTGAGAGCCAAGTTGCACCAGATCCCCTTGAGGTTCGACGCAAGTTGCCCAACGATTGTTTTGCGCACCGCCACAAGTTCGACATCGGCGGACACAAGGGCTACATCCATGTAGGAATATACCCAGACGGTAAACCTGGCGAGGTCTTCATCAAGATGGCCAAAGAGGGTTCAACAGTTGCTGGACTCATGGACACCATCGGTGTACTTACGAGTTTCTGCTTGCAGTACGGAGTGCCCCTCGACATGCTGGTGTCGAAGCTCTCGTACATGAACTTCGAGCCGCAGGGAATCACGTCGAACGCAGCTATACGATTTGCAAAATCACCAGTGGACTATTTGTTCCGATACTTGGGTGTTGAGTATTTGGGACAAGGTGGTGGTGAGGTGGAGGCAACACCTGAGACTTTGGAAATGGGAACTATGACTGAATCAAAACGAAGCGACCAAGGACTAACTTGCGCGCGATGCGGAAACCCAGCACAACGCGCTGGCTCATGCACTACGTGTTCAACTTGTGGCGCGACATCCGGCTGCGGATAGCAGCTCTTGCCGTTACTTGTTTGGTTACTTGTGGGGCCAGTGATAGCAGCCATCTGGTTGCTCCTGGCTCCACTTACGATTCCGTTGCGGATTTTGGGTGTGATATGAGTGGGAAAATAAATTTAACGGTGGGGGAAATGCAGGGTTGCTTGCGCCAGATCATGGAAGGTGATCACGCGCTTTCTGCTGAGCAACGTTACGCGCTCATGGGTGCGATTGAGACTATGGAGTTTCTGAAGCGACTCTCTCCTGGTTTGAAGAAAGCAGTGGAGAAACATCGCAATGCAGTTAATCCTGGCCCTACTAACCCTCCCACTACTTAACGTTTCATCTGGAAACGCTTCGACTTTTTATCCACAGGAACGACTGAACAATGGACTATTTGCTTGTGCTGGGCGCACACACCAATTGCCTCGTGAAACGATGCGGAACTGGAGTGATGAGACATGGCCTATCTGCGCAAGCAGAACAATTCCATGCGGCACGTGGGTCAGTGTTACCAACACGCGCACAGGTGAGGAGTCAGTATGCTTGATCGCAGACAGAGGTCCCTACGGTGCGCTAATGCCGGATGGAACCTGGGTACTCAAGCGCAGGAGAGATCCCGAAACGGCGGATGCAGAGTACCGAGGCATCTTGGATATGGGTCCAGCAGTTGCAGAGGCCATCGGGTCGGACGGTTGGGACCCAGTGACTTTGCGTTGGACGCGCGAGAAGAATATGACCTTTTGGGACCAGCTCTGGACCGCAGGATTGGATCACTGGTTTAGTTATGTCACAGGCCAAATTTCCATTCGACAGACAGTTCCAGATCGGCATTCTGAGTCTGTGCGTTCAGCGTTACGATTTCCTGCTCACCGCAGTGGAGATCATCAAGGACGAGTATTTCGAGGACCAGGTCCTCATCTGGTTCTTCCAAACAATCCGCAACCATTACCTACAGAACCAAGACCAGCCGACCCCGCACCCTGTTATTTCCAACGAACTGAAGAAAGCCACACGCGCGGGACGTATCAAGCCTAACCAGATCCAGGACTACTCAGCTGTCTTCAACCAACTTGGCGACCGTGTCAACTCACAGCACTATGTCGTCAACGAGATCGTTCGCTTCTGCCGAAGGCAGGCAGGTCGCAGAGCCTTCCTAGAGTGTGCTCCACGCATGGACACAGCTGATGACCAGGATTGGGACGAGATCATCGACCAAGTGGTCAACGCATCACAGGTCGGAACCAACTACCTAGACGTTGGAACACACTGGTACGCAGACGCAGCTGAGCGTGATCGACTCCGACGAGTTGGTGACGACAAGGAAGCACGCGGAGGTTGTGGCATCCCAATTGTAGACACCTGGCTCGGCGGCGGACTCAAGGATGGGCAGCTCGGTATCTTCATGGGCGGTACCGGTGGTGGTAAGTCAATCGCACTCCCTCAAGTAGGCAGGCACGCGATGACACTTGGGTACAGGGTTGCACACTACACGCTCGAGCTGAATGAGCGGGAAGTTGGTGCGCGCTACGACGCAGCGATGACACAGATCCCTTTCCAGGACCTGAAATCCTCCAGTCATATCTTCCGCAAGAAGATGGCCAAAATGGGACGTTACGACGGGAAGCTCGTGATCAAGGACTACCCAACAGGGTCAGCCAGCACCAACACAATCAAGAGCCACCTCAAGCAGCTCGAGAGCTTCGACTGGTACCCAGACGTGATCATCGTTGACTACGGGGATCTTCTGAAGCCACTCACGAAGTACGACAACGAGTATGCCGACTTGGGTGCCATCTTCCGTGACCTTCGAGGCATCGCAGGCGAGAATAATTGCCCCCTGTGGACAGCAACCCAAGTCAACCGTCCTGGTCTCGGTGCTGAGATTGTGGATGTTGAGCATATTTCAGATTCACTCAAGAAAGCCCAGATTGCCGACGTGATTGTTGCCTTGGCAGCAACGCCTGAGGAGCGTCAGAGAAGTCTGCTGAGACTGTACTTGGCTAAAAACCGCAATGGCCCAGCAAAGTGCCAAACGCGCATCTTCAGCGCTTTCGAGAAGATGGTGCTTTACACCCAGCTGAAGGGTGTCCCTCCAGAGTGTGGTGAGGACATCAGCCACCTACCCTCCGCAGCTACTGTGGCAGCAGCTGCAGGTCTGCCAGCGCAAGCAGCCGCGCCCCCAGCAGCAACAGCAGCTACTGTGGCTGCTACAGCCACACCCGTCACAGTCAGAAAGCAACGCAGGGCAGCGAAGACGACATGAGCGCCACCAACAGAGGCAGAGAACGCAACGAGCACGACTTCTACGAGACCCCAAAGTGGCTCACGGAGACCCTCGTGCCACACCTTCACGAGTACTTCCAAGACGACTCCGTGCAGGACTTTCGCATTCTCGAGCCTGCGTGTGGTGCTGGTGCCATCTCTCGCATCATCGCAGACAAGTTCCCCTGGGCTTCGGTCATTGGTACCGATCTGCAGGACGACCCTCCTGTGGACTTCCTGTTGGCGGAGCCAGACCCTGCGTATGACCTCATCATCACAAATCCACCGTACACAGTGGCGTGGGAGTTCATCCAGCAGGCGCTCAAGTGGCGCAAGAGTGAACGCTCCATCGTGGCCATGCTGCTTCGATTGAACTTTCTAGGATCTCGGAAAAGAGCTAAGTGGTTGAGAGCATACCCACCCCACACACTCATCACCCCACGAAGACCAACCTTTACTGCTGATGGCAAGACGGACGCCACAGAGTACGCATGGTTCCTGTGGCGCGAGCCTTTCAAAGAGTTCAGTGGCATCACCATGCTCGATACAGAGGACATGCCTTCGGAGCTGCAGGTCAAGCGTGCGTTTGCTAAGAAGTACAAGAAACGCCTCAAGAAGCTTGCACCCCACCTGGCACCTCATCGGGAAGCGTACAAAGTCTACCTTGCAGAGAAATACCGAAAGAAGCTCGTCATCGCACGCTGTCAATCGCGCCTGGAGAGCTTGGAAATTCTCAAAGCATTGGATCGCCGAGAGGCTGCTGGGACCAAATACAGATCTCGTCTCAAGGAGCTAATGAAGCAGCGTAAAAAGGAGGCTGTCATGGGCTACTGATACATTGACGACGATCTTCAGTATTGATAGTTTGCCAAACCGAAGACCTTCCTTCGGTGCACAAAGATTGGGACTTATTGTGATTCTCCACGACTTCATTTGCGAAACCTGCGACGTAAAATTTGAGATGCTTGTGCGCTCAGACGAGTTCCAAGTTGTCCACGACGAGTGCGGACAGACAGCGGAACGAATAATGAGTGGACCCTGGGTTGGGCGCATGAACAATCCAGAGACCCAACGCGCTGCTTTGGAGAAACGCTCCTATGACCACACAATCAAGGAGTCACGCTCTAACGCCGATGGCTTGGCTGCGAAGATGGGTGGCACCGCTCAGCCGCGCGCCCAGCAGACGTGGAACATACGGACACCAAAAAAAGCTAAGTAGTGGGTGCGCTTCCCAACATAGCAACACCTGCACAGAAGCGTCTGCTCACGTCTTCTGTGACGATGGTTGAACACCCAGTGCTCACGTCATCCGTGGCACAGAAGGTTGCACCATACTACGATGGTGTTCGCGGCGGGAAGTACTACTGCGTGCAGACCATGGACCAGTTCCATGCGTTCTATGACAAGCTCATCAAGCAGAAGCGTGTTGCAGTCGATACTGAGACCAGCGGTCTTGACTGGGTCTGCGCACACGCATGCGGTCTAGTATTCGGTTGGGGGCCTGCCCACAATTACTACCTGCCTATAGCTCACACGACCATGGAGCAACAGCTGCTCCTCAGTGACATACAAAAGCCACTAGCCGACTATCTTGGTCGTGCGGATGTCGCCAAGATTTTCTGGAATGCCAAGTTCGATCTTCACTTCTTGCGCAAAGCTGGCATCGAGGTAGCACCAGTTATTCACGATGGTGTGGTCATGTTTCACCTCCTAGACGAGAACTCCGAGAAGGCGCTCAAGAAGGTTGCAGAGAAGCCTGTGTACTTCGGTCCTGCGGCGTCAAAGTGGGAGACCACACTCACGGAGTGGCGTGTTGCTGAGTCGAAGCGTAGGCGCAAGGCATTCTCTGATCTGCTCATCGACACACTTGGCTCGGAGCGAGCAGAGTTGGAAGTGGAGTTTCACAAGGAGTATCCATTCCTCAAATTCAGTGGCCTCAAGAAGGCGCAGGTCACAGCCAAGCTGAAATCTTTCCTCAAGGAGAAGCTCAGTAATCACAAGTACGCCAAGAACAAGAAGGACGACATCACCTACGACAACGTCCCGCTCGACATCATGACGCCATATGCGTGTGCCGACGTACACTACACTTACGAGATTCACAACGAGCAAGTGAGTCGATTGGTGAAATCGCCTCCACTGCAAAGCCTCTATGTCAACGAGATGCATCTTGCAGACAGTCTGTTCGAGGTGGAGAGTCACGGCGTCAAGTGCGACATTCCCTACCTGAAGCGCCAGGTTCCGTTGTTTCGCAAGATGGTCAAGGTTGCTCAGGATGAGGTTTACAAGGAGGTCGGCTACGAGTTCAATCTAGGCTCCAACCAGCAGCTCATCGAGGCACTACAGAAATCAGGATGCAGGCTCTCGAAGCTCACCAAGGCAGGTAAGAAGGCCAAGCGTGAGATGGCACAGGCTATCAAAGAGGGTCGTGACGAAGACGCAGAGGAACTACAGAAGAAGATCAAATTCTCATGCGATGGTGACACCCTGGAGTACCTCGCAGCGCAGTACCCATTCGCCAGCAAGGTGGTGGAGTACAGGCAAGCACAGAAACTGCTCAACACCTACGTGCTCAAAATCATCGACATGGTGGACCACCGGCACTACCTGCACTCAACTTTCAATGCCAACGTTTCCACAGGCAGGATGTCGTCACGAGACCCGAACGTCCAGAACATCCCAGGACAAGACCTCACAATCCGTACAGCATTCACGCTGCCAGAAGAGATTGGCTTCGAGAACGTTAAGAAGGTCAACGACGAGTGGGTTTTCATGTTCTTTGACTACTCGCAGGTAGAGCTTCGGCTCACCGCACACTGGAGTCAGGACCCAACGTTGCTTGCGGCGTACCCGCGCATAGGCGTGGAGAAAGATGTCCACAGCATCACGTGCGCGGAAGCAGTCATGGGTATTTCCCTTGACGAGTTCATGGTTGTCTATGGTGACGAAAATCACCCACAGTACAAGGAATACAAGTGGTTCAGGAACATCGCCAAGCGCGTCAATTTCGGAATCATCTATGGAGCGGAAGCTCCAACCATCCAACGACAAGTATCAACCCCTGCACGCATCGTCACTGTGCAGGAGTGTGAGCTGTACATCCAACGGTACTTCCAGAAGTATCCAGGAGTTAAGAAGTGGATCGACGAGACCATCCTGATGCTTGGTAGAGACGGATACCTTATCAACAGCTTCGGACGATTCCGACGATTGCCTATCGCAATGAATGGCCAGGACTGGCAACGTGAGCGCGCAGGTCGTCAAGGAGTAAACTACCTCATCCAGGGCACTGCTGCAGACGTATTCAAGCACGCAGTTGTGCGTGTGAAGAAGCTACTCAAGGACCACAACGCGAAGACTAAGATGGTCAACTACGTGCACGATGAGATCCAATTTTACTGGCATCGTGACGAGTTTCATTTGCTTCAACTGGTGAAGGACGTGATGGAGGACTTCCCGCAATTCTCCATACCAATCAAAGTGGACATCGAGTACTCGAAGCGCGAATGGTCGGCAAAGCATGGATTGAGAGCGGCTGCATGATGGACGAGCCTAAAGTAAATACCGCACAACATGAGCAAGCGATTTCCGAAGGTGCAAAGGACATGGTCGGAGGACTTCTCGCCATCGCAACTGCTCAACTAAACTCAACGCTCAAGCGACTGTCAGACGCAGGTGATATTGATCCTATGCAGCTCGAGCGCTACATCCACAACGCCGACAAGCTCATCAACATGGCGGACGTTGCGTGGGAGCTAGGCGAGAAAGCATACTCCAAATCCAACCAACTGTATTTGGACCACAAGAAGGCAGACACACGATGAACCTACCCAAAATAGACATTTCAATTGATGGTGTGCATTACGATAACTCGTTCAACACAGACGTTTCCATCGACCGCACCAACCTTGATGAGGAGTTTTCCACACAGGCTGAGAAGTATGCTTTCTACGCATTCCTTGCAGCCAACGCGAAATCTTCTTATGAGCGTAACAAGTTTGCCTTGGAGCAGATCTACGCTGCCATCGACCATGAGAAGCGTACCGAAGCGGAGGGTATGAAAGCCGCCAACCCAAAGTTCAAGTACACCGAGAAGATGGTCGAGAGCGAGGTCATCACCGACAAGCGATACACCGCGAAGAAGCACGAGATGTTCGATGCCAGGCTTCTGGCAGATCAGCTCAGCGCAGCATCAGCAGCTATCGCTCAGCGCAAGGACATGCTAGTTCAGTTAGGGCTTGGTCATAGGACCACCAACGCACCTACTCGTGCTATGGAAGCACAACAGGAGTCCGTGCACACAATCATTCGTGAGAACAAGGCAGCGAAAGAAGAGGCTGCTGTGAATAATAACGGCGAAAAGCCAAAACAAAGGCGTAGATCGCGTTCGGTCTAGCACAGGAGAAAGAAAATGGGAGTTAATCTAGGTAAATACAAAGAGAAGAACGAGGAAGCCCAACGCGCTGCAGCTGCACGCGGTACGGGTGGATACAATTTCTGGTCACCAGACGATGGGACCAGCAATATTCGCCTCATGCCTCCGTGGTCTGATGGAGGTGAGGAGTTCGAGCGTGAAGTGTGGATGCACTGGAACGTGGGCAAAGGTGCAACGCAGATGACTTTTGTCTGTCCTGTGAAGACGCCCAACGTTGTCGGCAGCACGGGCGAGTGCCCAATCTGTAACCACGTCGCAAACCTTCGGGCAACGGATGACCCAGCCGATGAGGAAATCGCTGAGAAGATCCGCGCGAAGCCACGCTACTACACCAACATCATCGACAACGAGGACCCCGTCTTTGTGCAGGCTGATGTTGACAACTGGAAGACACGCCAGAAGGACAAGAGTACGCAGTGTCCATTCTCTGTAGGTGACACGAAGATTCAGGTCTTCAACTTCGGACCCATGATCTACGAGAAGCTGCTCAAGATGTTCAGCGAGCTTCAAATGGACCTCACCGACATGGTAGACGGATATGATGTCCTGATCACCAAGAGCGGCAAGGACATGGGCACCAAGTATGATGCGATGGTCAAGCCTCCAGCGAAGCCTGTCAAAATCATCGGCACACTGCGTTTGGCAGATCTTGACAATTTTGCGAAGCTCAAGACGCCTGAGGAGTTCCAGTCTGCGCTAACTGGCCAGCCTGTCGCAGGCGCAGCACTGCCACCAGCCGCATCGGCACCACCACCTGCAGCCGCAGCACTTCCACCTGCAGCCGCAGCACCTCC